TACAGAGTATGCTATGGTTGGAACCAACGGAACCCTTGGAACAATCACTGCTAACATGAACTCTACAACTGTAGAGCTTGCAGTTACAACTGCAAACAATAACTCTGTAGTTACAGTGTTTGGAACGTTGCTAGTATAATAAATTAAAGGGAGATGGGAGTAGATGGCTACAGTAAATAAGGACTTCAAGGTCAAGTATGGCCTTCAGGTTGCAGAGGGTGGATCGTTTGGAGGGCTAGTATCAGTTACTGGTACCCCAACAGATCCACTACACCTTGCAACGAAGGAATATGTTGATTCTCTTGGAGGAGGAGTTCCTGTAGCCTCTACACCACCTTCTAGCCCCAATGATGGGCAGTTGTGGTTTGATAGCGTCCTAGAAAGAGTAAACGTTTATTACAATGGTTCTTGGATGACTATTGCTACAATTACTGATACACAAAATATTCCACAACACATCCACGACACATCTATTGATGGTAATGGTTTGATTGTGACAGTGTTTACTGACGCAGGAACACTATATTCTCCACAAAGTGCCCCACTTGATGGAGGATTAGCATCTACAACATCTTGGGATCAACTCCTTGATGGTGGGGTAGCAACAGATAACTTCAACTAAAAATTGATGTTATAATATAAAAGAATAATGTTCATGGGCAGAACCCATTAGGAGACTTCAAAAATGGCACAAAGAATGCAGCAAAGAAGGGGCACGGCAGAAGAGTGGACCCTTGTAAATCCAATTTTAGCAATTGGAGAGATTGGTTATGAAACTGACACCAACTCTTTTAAGATGGGTGATGGCACTAACGCATGGGCAGACCTATCCTACTTCCAAACCCTTGATGGTCTAGGTACTAGCCTAGATGATTACATTCCTGTAACTGATAAGGGTGTTGCTGACGGTGTTGCAACTCTAGACTCCACTGGTAATGTGCCAATTAACCAGCTTGGAAACATCATTGACTCTGCCCCAGCTGTGCTAGATACCCTAAATGAGCTAGCTGCAGCCATGGGTGATGACCCACAATTTTTAATTAACATTGACCAAAACCTTACAGACGCTGTTAATCAGCTAAATACTTCTATTGGTCAGACCCTGACTGATGCTGAGGCATATGCAGATGGTCTAGTAGCACAAGAGGTGTTGAACCGTGATGGTGCAATTGCATCTGCTATAGCAACTGAAGTAGTAGATAGAGATCTTGCAATTGCTGCAGAGACTACAGCACGTCAGAATGCAGACTCTGACTTAAATATATCAATTACAGCTGCTTATGAGGCTGCAGATACTGCACTAAATACAGCACTTGAGGGCTATGCCGATGCTGCTGCTGGTACTGCTCAGACAAACGCAGAAACAACAGCACAGAACTATACCGATGCACAGCTAGATGCACATAACCTGACTACCCTCAATGTTCACGGTATTGCTGACACTGGTGCCCTTGCTACTCAAACATATGCTGATGATGCAGTTTCTAGCCATAATCTAGTTACCACTAACGTACATGGTATTGCTGATACCTCTGCTCTTGCAACTACATCTGATGTTGCTACAGCAAAGCAGGAAGCAATTGATGCAGCAGCAGTTGCATCTGAACTTTATGCAGATGGTCTTGCAGCTAACTACGAGCCTGTTGGAACAGCAGCTACTGCAGTATCAACTCACGAAGCAGACACCACAAGTGTTCATGGTATTGCAGATACAAGCAAGCTAGTTGTAACAGATGGTGCAAATACACAGACTATTTCTGGAGATCTTACAGTTACTGGTAACTTCACAGTATCTGGAACAACTACTACCGTTGACGTTGCTGACCTGGTAGTTTCTGACCCACTAATTTACATTGGTGAAGGAAACTCAGCTAACCTGGTAGATCTTGGTCTAGTATCTTCCTTTGATGATGGTACATACCAACACGCAGGTATTGTTCGTGACGCTTCTGACTCAAAATGGAAGCTATTCAAGGGTGTAACAGATGAGCCAACAACAACCATTAACTTTTCTCAGGGATCTCTTGATGACCTAGCAGTTAACAATGTTGAGGTTGCTGGTGTAGTGTTCTCTGATGGTACCCAGACAAAGCAGGGTGTTCCATCTATCACTACAATTTCTCAGAAGACAGCTGGTTACACACTATCAAGTTTGACAGAAAGAGACACAATTATTGAAATTGCAGATGCAAGCTCACACACGTTGACAATTCCATCTGATTCTACCTTAGACTTCCCAGTAGGAACTACGTTAGATGTAATTCAGACTGGTGGTGGACAGGTAACAATTGCTGGTGCTCAGGGTGTAACTGTTAATGCTACCCCAGGACTTAAGCTACGTACACAGTGGTCATCTGCTACATTGCTAAAGCGAGCAGCAAATACTTGGCTAGTCTTTGGTGACTTGTCAGCATAATTAGGAGAGGTATAGAAACATGGCAACAGGAAAAAGATCAGGTAGGAAGTCTCAGTCATCAAATGACTTTTTGATGCCACTGGAGGTAGAGGGTGTTACTTCTGCAGATGTAGGATTGAACAGGCCATTCAATGATGGTGCAATTGAGACAGTATTTAGCCTACCATCTGGATCTCCTGCAGCTACATCCTATACTATTACTGCTACCAACACTACTAGCGGAACTTCAACAACTGCTACTGGGACATCTTCTCCAATTACCGTAACTGGTCTTGAGGCTGACCGTTCTTATACGATTAAAGTAAAGGCAGAGAACGCATCTGGATTTTCTGAGTATACCCTAGGATCCCCAGTATTTGTTACCACCGTTCCATCTACTCCAGGTGCACCAACAGTATCGTCACCTGCTGGAACATCGTATGACACCGTTACCTGGCAGGCACCATATACTGGTGGTAAGACTATTACTGGATATTCTGTAGAAAGTAACGACGGTAAGTCTGGAACTACAACCAATACTACTATTAACATTAACCAAGAGGGTGGAACTACTCAGGCATACCGTGTAAGGGCTACAAATGATAATGGAAACTCTGAATGGTCAGCCTACTCTGGCAATGTAACTACATTTAGCTTTACGCCATTTAGCTTTACGCCATTCTCACCATTTGGATTTGTTCCATACTCTAATTTTGCATTTACTCCATATTATAACTTTAGCTTTACTCCGTACCATCCATTTGGGTTTGTGCCATTTGCCTTTACTCCGTTCAACTTTGTGCCATTTGCCTTTACTCCGTTCAACTTTGTGCCAAGATAACCCTTTTGTGTTATAATATTAGACATAGAGTTACGGAGAAAGCGTATGGATGGAATTCGTAGTGCGAGTCAATCTATTCAGCCACATAGATTTTTTGAAAGATTTTTGGATAACGATCTTCAGGCATTGGCAAATGAATTAAAGATTCGTTATGATTTAATTGAGCAAGCAAAAGTAGCTGGGGTAACTCCAGTATCAGATCAGGAAATTTGGAAGCAGTCTAATAGCGTTTCTACAATGAAATGGCGACAGTATAATGTATTTCAGTTTCACATTCCTGGCATAAGAAAGCTTTATGATGCTATTTCTGATATGGTGCACGAGGCATGTGATTACTATGAACTTGATTTTGATGCACAACAATATATGATGCAGGGATGGTTTAATATTAACTATGCACATAATGGAAAGCTTGATTGGCACGATCACTCTCCACAGGGAGCACCTAATTTTCACGGATACTACTCTGTTTCTGCAGAGCCATCCGTAACACACTATGTTACTTTTGATAATCATGTTGAAAATCACAATGTGAACAATCGGGCTATTCTTTCTGAAATGGGACATCCACATGCCATGGGAGACTGGGATTGGGATGGCCCTAGAATCACAGTTGCATATGATGTTATTCCACTAGATGGTTTAGTAAGAGACGGCATGGATCAGGAGCAGCATTGGATTCCTCTAAGATAATTAAAAAAATTATTTGTGTTTTTACTGGTCACGATAAAAACATAGCCACCTGTCCAGTAACAAAAGCAGAGCTTATATCGTGCAATCGTTGTGGATATAGCAATGCTCCAGCACACAATAGTTCAAGATTTAATTAGTTATTTGTGATAAAATAGGCTAGGAGAATTTATGTCTAGCCCTTCTAATATCTATGCTGAAAAAGTTTTTAGCGAACATCCCCTAGGACTCTGGTCGCTAGACGAAAATGCCCCATACCTATCTTTAACTGGTAACTATGCCAATCTATCTCTTTGGAGTGTTTCTGGAGCTACTGTTAACACATCTCAGTCTTTAATATCTCCAATTGAAGGCCTTGACGTGTTTCAACTTTCTGGAGAAGGTTTTGATGGCACTAATCCTGGACAGATAACTCTTACTACTCCCAACTTGTTTTCTTTTTCTGACTTAGATTTAGATTTTGGAACGATTACAATTTCAACATATTTTTATGCACAATCACCAAAAATTGATTCTGTATTTATTGGATATACATACTCTAATGGAACTAGCAATATAGATGTTTTGAAAGAGTTTTCGTCAATTTCTCCAGGTGCCTGGGGATTGCTGTCTGAAACATTTCAGATTGATTCTGATATTACTAGTTCAATTTCGCTAAAGATGGTTATTACTTATACAGAAGAAACTACCCCAGGTGCAGAATATAACTTTTTTATAACGGCTGTTGCAGCTGGGCAATATGCAGAAGATTCTAACTCTGTTTCTGTTGGTGCTAACTCATCCACAATTTTAAGCGATATCTTAATAGATGAAACTATTGGTGTTCCAGTTAATGCCTATGGACTTCAAAATAGTCCAGGATATCTCATCGTTAAGGATAAAGTTTTATACGCTAGGAATTTCGGAATGCCAATGGTTTTCGGCACGAACTCAGCAACAACAATTTATACAAATAATTCTGGCCCATCAATGGTTATTCCAGGATTTGGTTTCTTGAATAAGGTTGGACAGCATAAAGATCTAACTTTTGAGTCTTGGATAAGAATTGACCCAAATACAACAACTCCAAAAAGAATTATTGGCCCAATATCTTCTCTAGATGGGCTATATGTGGATGGCCCATTTTTGACATTAAAAATAGGAAAGTATTCTGCATCTCATTTTGTTTATGAGTGGGGTAGGCCAATGCTTATTAATATTCGTATTGTTAAAAACTTTGCTAGTTTATTGATTAATGGCGAACAGGTTATATCATTAAATATTGTTACAGATGATTTAGATCTGCCAGACCAATACGATGATTACCTATCATCAAATAAAAAAGAGCAAGACTGGATTGGCATTTATTCTTATGACGATATTCCATTATTTCAGATTGATGCTATTGCAATTTATCCATATCAGGTATCAGAAATTATTGCAAAAAGAAGGTTTATTTACGGACAGGGTGTAGATTTTCCAAACAACATTAGGGGGTCTGCTACAGACTCTGTCGTGTATATAGATTATCCATTTGCACAGTATACGAACAATTATGCATACCCAGATTTAGGAAAGTGGAACCAGGGAATTTCTGAAAATTTAAGAGTAGATGCCAAAAGTATATCGTCTCCAGACTACAACTTACCAACAGTTTACCTATCACCTAAAAAATCTACAATAACTAATCTTTCTGCTACTACTTCAGAAATTACCTTTCAGTCAGCAAACTCATTTGCTGCTGGAGATATTATAAATATTAGTAATCTTATAGTAAACTACTCAAATAATACTATTTATAACTTATCAAACGCTAAGGTGCTATCTGCAACAAGCTCTCAATTTGTTATATCAAATACTACTGGAGTTGTGTCAGCATACTCTTCTGGAGGTATTGCCACATCAACAATAGCACAAACTTCAGAAGAATTGCTTACAGACTTAGCAGCAGCTCAGACTATTTCTGATAGCATGTATTTCTCCCTAAAGCCAAATACTTCTTGGAACAATACCTCTGGATATCTATTGTTCAATAATATGAATTTGCTATATCAGCCAGTAAAGGCTTTTTATGGAGTTTTTCAGGCAGATGTCTCTTCTTCTCAAGAACAAATACTATTTAAGGTTGAAAATGAAATAAGTAGAAACTATTTTAAGATCTCATTAATTGATGATACCGTTAAGTATTACATAAACTATGGAAATCTTGGAGAGTATCAGATTTGTTCAGAAACAGTCATACCTGGAACACAGTTTTCAGTTGGTATAGACATTCAAGAGTTTTCCTCTTTATTTGGAAACAACCTATCCTCATTTTTTGGAGATCCTAGTCAGCTAAAGTTTTATATTGCTGGGGATAGGCTCTTAGAAAAAACATTTTCTGGAAAAATATATAAGGTTGCATTTTTAACAAGCTCTGCACTGTCTAGGGCATCTCAATATTTTTCTTCCAACTATACTGCAAGTGACGCAGATGGACTAATGTCTATTTCTGATAGCTATACACTAAAAATAAGAGACTCTTTTAGTAATTTAATTTTTGATATTGAGGCTATGTCAGAATGGGAAGATTATGTTCCAATGAGATATTTTGCAAAATATGTAACTGATGCAACAAACGAAACTTATTATGACGTTGATTTTATACAGTTTAACGTTTCTTATCCAGAGCCTATTGCTTCAGGTGGCGTATATGACACAGAGTCTTCTGCCGTAAAAACATATGTATCTTTTCAGTTAGCAGCTGGAGTAAATAAGAAGTTGTCAGAGCTTTCGATCTCCCCTGCCAGCTCTACTGGAGTTGTAAATCCAGGTGATGATTGGATTACAGCAGCATACGAAGTTGTTAATGGAATGATTATTTATCCACCATCCAGTATTTCGGTTGATAATCTGGTCTTAGTTACACACCTTGTAATGAATACAAAGTCTTGTACCCTAAAGCCAATTAGAATTAATTCACTTGAATATGCTTCAGAATCATTCAATGACTTATCTCCAAATGCTATTGGAACTAGATTTGGGTCATCGCTATATCCATACACAAGGCTGGGGGTATATCTAGACTATAAAAGAAAAAATCCGTTTACAATTTATAAGGGTAGCACGCCATATTTGTACTTAACAAAACACTCTGGTATCCAGCTGAGAGGCGTTCATGGTCAGCCAGCTAGTCGTGGATTAGCATCAAAAATTAATGCCTCTAAGGCTCCAGATTATCTTCTTAACGGAATTCAGCTTGCAATGAAATACTCAGAGTCAAGCTTCCCATCTAGTCCCATAGAGTTATTTGAGATTGAGGGGGCAGACTCTCAAATAAGGGTATACGCTCAGTCATCTAATAGTTCTGGAACTAGGGCAAGAATTTATGCACTAGACACTATAGCTGGAAGACTGGATGATTCTGTGGTTTTCTATATAAATGGAATTCCTACAAAAAATCCAAATATAAACATCAATGACTGGGCTATGCTTGGTCTTCAGTTTACAGGAAAACTTGATTTTAGCGAATACGCTGGGGAATTTAGAATAACTGGTCCTGCAATGGTTAACAATATTTCTTATTATCAGTATGATCAGAACAGGCAGGCTCAGACTATTACGTTTAGAGAGTGGCTGCAGGTCTTGTATTCTGATATAAGCACTTTGGATTGGGATTACTGGAAGGTTGCCCCAAATATGCAGTGGAGAGGTGTTTTGTATGTTTTGTCGACAAAAACCTATGATATAGATCTTTCGCAGTCTTTTAAGTCCTATGTGGGCACAAATAAGATTATTTTTAGTGGACCAGCAACGCTTTTGGTAAATAAGTATAGGTATAGTGTTTATAAGGGAATATCCTGGCAAACAAAAACTATATCACCAGTATAATATGGTATACTAGTGGTTATGAAAAATCCTCAGCCACGCATGCCTGGTCAAATCGGTGAAACAAAGATAACGGTTCTAGATAAAAATTATGATTGGGGCATTTATATTTGGGTAAAGGCTAATGGAAAACCATTTACTGATGGTCACGGAAATGTCCTAAATATACCTTCCCATCGTGGCGATGTAATCCAGATTGAGAGACTTCGTAAAGAGGCAACATATCTTGGTCAGGGAGACGGTCGTCCAGAGTTCTATCCTGGAATGTCTAGGGTTTCAGACGAAGAGTATTCTGAGCAATTAGATAGAATGAAGCAAGGTCTAATTCCAAACCTTAACGACCTTGGTGCTGTCGCAGCAGCTAAAGCAACTATTGATAAGTATGGAGATGAACAATAATGTCTGATGGAAATGAATATTTTTTGAGTGCTAGCCTGTCTGATTCTTCAGAGGCAGATGATACATTTAAGCGTCAAGATCCATTCAATAAAAGCTGGAGTGAGCTAAAGAGTCTTTTTGGTCTAGAGAAAAATTTTAAGCGTAGAGCTGATAGGTTATCAAAGGCATACGATGTGGCTGTACCAAACAATGTGGCCTATACAGACTCTTATCTTACAGGTGCAGGTGCAATTAGCAGCGGTATTAACGGTGCTCAGTCTAAAGAAATAAATCCTGGATCTGTATATCACAATGGGTATGGATTGTTTGATGTAATTACCCCACCATGGAATCTTTACGAGCTGGCTAACTACTATGATACTTCTTTTGCTAATCACGCAGCGATTGATGCAAAAGTTGAAAACATTGTTGGTCTTGGCTATGATTTTCATATTACAGATAGAACTGTCCTCAAGCTAGAAGATATAGAGGACGAAACTGCAAAGAATCGTGCAAACAAGAGAATTCAACGTGCAAAAATTGAACTTAGAGATTGGCTAGAAAATCTAAATAGTGATGAGTCTTTTACTCACATTATGGAAAAAATTGTTACTGACCTAGAATCCACTGGTAATGGATATATGGAAGTTGGTAGAGCTGTAAACGGACAAATCGGATATATCGGTCACATCCCATCAACAACGATGCGTGTTCGTAGACTAAAGGATGGCTATGTGCAAATTATTGGACAAAAGGTCGTATACTTCAGAAATTTTGGGGCAAGAAATCAAAACCCAGTAACTGCTGATCCAAGACCAAATGAAATTATTCACTTTAAGGCCTACTCTCCACTAAACACATATTATGGAATTCCAGATATTATGTCTGCTATTTCATCGCTACATGGAGATCAGCTTGCGTCTCAGTACAACATTGATTATTTTGGAAATAAGGCAACACCTAGATACATTGTTACACTAAAGGGTGCAAAGTTGTCTGGAGATGCAGAAGATAAGCTATTCAGGTTTTTACAAACAAGCCTAAAGGGGCAAAACCACAGAACACTATACATTCCGTTGCCAGGCGATTCTGATACCAACAAGGTTGAGTTTAAGATGGAGCCTATTGAAAATGGAGTTCAGGAGGCATCATTTAATGAGTACCGTCTTAGAAATCGTGACGATATCTTGGTTGCACATCAGGTTCCGCTATCCAAGATTGGTGGAGGCGATTCATCAGCTATCGCAGCTGCTTTAGCACAGGACCGCACCTTCAAAGAGCAGGTTGCAAGACCAGCACAGCGTAATCTTGAAAAGATGATTAATCGAATTGTTCGTGAAAAGACTGATGTTATTGAACTTAAGTTTAACGAGTTAACCCTAACTGATGAGATTGCACAGTCACAAATTCTTGAAAGATATGTAAAGACAAAGATTATGGTTCCAAATGAGGCACGTGAAGAGCTTGGCTTGCCAAGACGTTCTGATGGTGATGAGCCATTTGAGATGTCACCAAGGATGGCTGCCGATGCCAGAGCCAATACCGCAATGAATAGAGAAAGAGACTCTGAGAGAGCAAACAACCAATCAGACAGCACAGCTACAATATCAGGAAGGAATGCCCAGGGCGAAGGTCGTTCATCAGAATAAAATATATGTTACAATAATGTAATAATATTTAAAAAGGGCCCTATAATTAGACTAGTATGAGTATATTCAAGGCACACTGGGATACTGAGGGTGACAACGTAAGGTTGTCAATGCCATTCAGTAAAGTTGATCAGGAACGTAGAATCGTTTCTGGATTTGCCACACTTGATAATGTGGATAAGCAGTCTGACATTGTAACCACAGAAGCATCTATGAAGGCTTTTGCAAAATTCCGTGGTAACATCCGTGAAATGCACCAGCCAACAGCAGTTGGCAAGATGGTGTCGTTTAAAGAAGATAAGTATTTTGATCCAAAGACAAAGAAGTTCTATACTGGTGTTTATGTTTCTGCATATGTTTCAAAGGGTGCTCAGGATACTTGGGAAAAGGTCCTAGATGGCACCCTTTCTGGTTTTTCTATTGGTGGCCGTATGAATAAGTGGGATGATGCATTTGACGAGAAAATGGAGAAGTCCGTTCGTATTATTAAAGAATATGATCTTATAGAGCTATCTTTGGTAGATAATCCAGCAAACCAGTTTGCAAATATTCTCTCTGTTGAAAAGGTTGACGGTATTGATGTTGTCAAGGGTGACATTCTTGATACTGTGGTTGAAAATGTTTTTTGGGATGCAGAGTCTGGCATCGTTATGGTTTCTGAAAATGAAAGCGAGTTGAGTCCAACAAGTGGTGCTCCTATGCAGAATATTGGATTTGTTGAAAAAAACGATAATGAAAAAGTAGACATGATAAAGTTCTTAGTTGATAGTGCTAAAGGCATTGATCTTTCTAAGATGACAAAGGAGGCAAGTCCTATGAATGAAACAACAACTGAAGATGTCATCAAATCAGATGATGCTGTTGAAGTTACAGAGGTTGCTCCAGAGGCAGATGCCGTAGCTGAAACTGTTGAGAAGGCAGATGAGGCTGAGGTTGTCAAAGCAGATGAGTCTGAGCCAACAGATTCCAAGTCTGCTGACATGGATGAAGACGAGATGAAGGCTGAAAAGTCTGAGCCTGTTGAAGAGGTATCTAAGTCAGATGACGTTATTGTCGAAGCGGTAACAGAAATCAAGAATAATCTAACATCAGCCTTTAGCGACCTTGCATCAACCATTAAGTCTCTACACGAGCAGGTTAATGCACTAAGCAAATCTCTTGAGACCGTATCTGGCGAGGTAAACTCTGTTAAGAGTGAAGTTCAGAATGCAAAGAGTGAGTTTAATGAGTTTGGAAAGAGAGTTGACGCTGTTGAGGCTGACACCGCTTTCCGCAAATCTGGCGATCTAGGCGAGATCGTACAGGAATATGAGCCAGAATTGGTTCAGAAATCCCTATGGGGCGGACGTTTCCTCAAAACTGCCGACTTATTTCGATAAGCAAATCACTTAGGAGGTGACAATATGTCGGAAGAGATTATTAAAAATCAACCAGGTGCTACAGGTGTTCCAGGAGCCTATAATGGTGAAGGTGCATTTGCGTCTGGTGGCATTGGTGGTGTAACCGATCCAGGTGCCAATACACTTGGTAACATCCCAACTGCAAACTTTGGTGTTACAACTGGTCCTAATGCCGTTAACCCTTCTGGTGATGCAGCAAGCGGTATCCTACGCCCTGAACAGGCACGTCGTTTTATTGACTACGTATGGGATGCTACTGTTCTCGCCAAGGATGGTCGTCGTGTGACCATGCGAGCTAACTCTATGGAACTTGAAAAGGTTAACGTAGGTGAGCGAGTAATCCGTGCTGCAGCTCAGGCTGACGGTGCATATACCAATACTGGTGCTCAGTTCTCTAAGGTAGAGCTCTCAACCAAGAAGATTCGTCTTGACTGGGAAGTTTCTGCTGAGGCACTAGAAGACAACGTTGAAGGTGCTGCTCTTGAAGACCACCTAGTTCGTCTAATGACAAACGCTTTTGCGAATGACATTGAGGACCTAGCAATCAACGGTACTGGTAACAGTGCTGACGGTGCATTCCTTGGAATTATGAACGGTTTTGTAAACCGTGTTAAGACCAATGGTGACGCACACGAAGCAGTTGTTACAGTAGCTGACAACGCATGGACCCCAGAGGTAATGCAGGAGATCATCCTTGCAATGCCACGTAAGTACCGTGCAATTAAGAGCAACCTGAAGTTCTACGCTGGAACCGATGCGTTCCAGGGTATTGTTAAGAACAATGGTACCCTATCCGATGCAATTGCAGAGGCTCTAGGAAAGAACGGTAACACCGCTGCTAACACCCAGTCATACCTTGACGGTGTTGGTCAGACATTCGGTGGTGCACGTACCACTCGTGTTCTTGGCATTGACGTACAGGAAGTTCCTTACTACCCGAACGACTACGTTGACCTAACATTCCCTCAGAACCGTATTTGGGGTTTCCAGCGAGACATCGTTGTAAACCGTGAATATGTTGCTAAGAAGGACACTGTAGAGTATACAGTATTTGTCCGTTTTGGCATTCAGTGGGAGGAAGAGGACGCAATTGCGTTCGCTGACGCAGCTGCAGATGCATAATCTGAGCTAAACCTTTGAGGGGGCAGGGGCAACTTTAGCCTCTGCCCCTTCTACATATCTGTTATAATTAAAATTAGGAGGAATTATGTCAGAAAATATTGAAGACGTAAAGCCAGAACCTGTTGAAGAAAAGGTAGAAGCTGTAGCAGTTGAAGAAACTGTTATTGAGGTAGCTCCAGAGGCACCTGTTGAAGAAGTAGTAAAGGCTCCAGTAGCCGAAGATGTTATTTCTTCTCCAGAGCCAGTAGAGTCTGCTCCAGAGGTTCAGCCAGCACTTGCACCTGTTGCAAATGGCGTAATCGGATCATCTGTTGCAGAAAAGCGATCTAAGAAGGTTGCTACTCCTGTTAAGGTTTCTAAGTCTGACACTGTTGCCATTCACTCCACCAAGAATGTTTCTTGGGTTGGTGTTGGAAAGGTAACAAAGGGATTCAACATTGTAAGCAAGGCTGACGCAGATAAGTGGATCACTCGTGACCACATTCGTCTTGTATCTCCAGAAGAGCTTGCAAAAGGATTTGGTAAGTAATAATGGAAATATTGAGGGTTCCGCCATATAACACTCAGGTAGCTATTGATGTTTCTGCACCTGCAGGAATTTATGAGTATACCGTAGAGGATATGGCGGACCACTCAGTAATATCTGGAACGGCAACATCAACTCCAGGTTCTAAAGTTATTATTGAACTCCCATCAGAGTATGACAATACATATTTGATTACTATTGCTGATGAAGAGTATTATGTTGATATTGTTAGGCCATACGTAGATCCAAATACAAAAGGCACAACTGCTTCTGAGATAGCGGAGTATGCAAAGAATGAAGAGCTTGCAAGAGCAATCATTGACTCTGTTATTAAAGAAGGTTTTTATTATAAAAAGCACGTCCTTGAAACAGTAGGCCTGGGGGCAGACTATATCCCTTTGTGGACAGATGCTAAAAAGATTTTGGCTGTATACGAAAATAACGTTTTGGTAACAGATCGTGAATACGAAATTACAGCAGACAAGACTGCTATTACTCAAAGCTATAGCGGTCAGCTAAATAGAGAAGAGCAGGCAGGCCTAGTCCTACCTTTATCAGTGCCAGATACTGGAGATGGGTATTACTATCTTCGTGGAGCATTTCCAAAAACATATGACTACAAGTTTATCTTGGCAAGTGGATATCCAAAGCTACCAGCTGATATTGTAAGAGCAGCTGAGCTTTTAATTGATGATATCTCTTGTGGAAAGCTTGACTACTACAAGCGGTATATTTCAGAATATAACACTGACCAGTTTAGAATTAAGTTTGATGGTATGGTTTTTGAGGGAACAGGAAATATACTAGTAGATAAAATACTTTCTAAGTATGTAAAATCTATTACAAGACTTGGGGTGTTATAGATGTCATGTGGTCAAAAGACAGACTTTATGTTCCCATTAGAAGCAGATATCTTTTATCCAATCGTTGAGCAAGGTCTATATGGCAATGTTCAAAAAACATGGATGCTTGATAGAGTTGTTGGATGTAGCTTTAATTCTGTAGGATCTGCATCCAAAGAGGATGTTACTCCAAATGTAAATATTACACAAGAGCTATTGCTTATTGGTAGGGTTAGAGAAGATATCCGTGTTTCTAATAGAGACAAGGGCCACTCTATGACCAATATTCTAATTACAAATATTCGTGATAAAAATTGCAACCCAATCTATCTGGAGACTGCTGGTGCAAGAATGGGAAAGTCCACAATTTTTGAAATTGCATCTAGTGAGCCATATGTTGGTCCTTTTGGAAATGTAGAATTCTATAAGGTTGTAATAAGACGTGCTGAGAACCAGGCGGTAGAAGTATGATTTCTGTAAAGGTTAATCACAAAAAGTTTTCTAAAGAAATCAACAATCTAATAGACTACTCCATTGGGTTCTTAGAGGGCATACAAGAGGGTAAGACGGCTTTTCTTAATAGTGTTGGTGCCCAGGCAGTAGAATTATTAAAACAGTATATAGACGCTAATGCAAGGTCAAATCCACAAATGCTTCAGCATGTCTATGAGTGGTATCAGAATGGTAGTCCAAATGGCAGATTGTTCGATATTAGCTATGTTGTATCTGGAGCAGGAATTTCAATTAGTTCAACATTTAAGCAATCAAAGACAATTCAGAATGGTTCAAATATTCCATTCTATAATAAAGCTAGGATTATGGAAGACGGAATCTCAGTAACAATACGCCCAACAAATGCTAAGGTGTTAAAGTTTGAGGCAGACGGAGAGACAGTTTTTACTAGTAATTCTGTCAATGTAGCAAACCCTGGAGGAGCAGAGGCCCAGGGCTCTTTTGAAAAAACCTTTGATGAGTTTTTTAATAAGTACTTTACTCAAGCGTTTATGAGGTCTAGTGGAATTGCTGCATATCTAGAAAACCCAGTAGCGTTTAAAAAACATCTAGCATCTGGCAAGAGTCGTGGACGCTCTGCTGGAAAATCCGCAGGGTACGGATGGATTATTAAAGCAGGAGGAGCTATATAGTGTTAACTCAAGAATTACTTAATACCCCAATGCTATGGATTAATAAATACTTACAGGAAAAGCTTACTGGTATTCCAGGAGCTTTGTCTAATGGTGCTGGCCTAGGTGTTCCGTTTTTCCCATCTACCCCATCAACCATTGATGATTTAACTGAGCAGTGGATTGTTATTAATGATACACAGTACCAGACTGCTGGTGTAATGGCTACTTGGGATAGAATGTTTAGAATGAGAAGGAGCCCATTCCCACACATTAAATCTGAGCAGGCACTGTATTATTTTTATGCAACAGCAGAGGGCGTTACAAGCACTATGGTACAGGTTCAAGAATTGGTCTATAGATTGCTTGATCGTGGCAATGAGTCTGCAGAAGAAGTAAACGAATGGGCTAAGCTAAAGGCTGGCTCTGCTGATGTTGGTGGATTTAACCCTAAGTTTTATTTTCATGATTTTAAGGTGTATCAGCTAGAAGAAGTTAGAGATATTATTGATTTTGGAACGGCAAGAACATATGGTGGAAACAAGATTATTATTGACTATACATATCATCAAATGCCAGAATTAACCAACAACGATTTATCTCTATAAATGGGTGGTATACTTATTTTGAGGAAACACGCCCACTTATTCCATATAGAAAAAAGAGGTGAAAATTATGGCATATCAAAGAGGTTCTAGCAATCAGATTATTGTTGGTGCAGCTGCTCTATTTACTTATGAGGGTGGCCAGCTAGCAGAAGCTGACTTGCCAAGCTACAAGGTAAATGAATCCTACCGTGACCGTCTAACCGACTACCGTGTTGACGGGCTAGGTGATGAGGTTCTACCTGCTGATGCAGGATATGAAACCGCAGAAGCTCCATTCCGTAACGTTGGTTACACCATGAATGGTCTAGAGCTACAGTTCCAGCCTGACTTCGGTGAAGTACAGGTTGACCAGGTTCTTGACGTTGCAAAGCTTTACAAGCAGGGTATGCAGGTTAACCTGAATACTACATTTGCTGAGGCTACACTAGAGAACTTGCTTTTTGCAATTGCGGCTGACCCTAACGACCTTTCTGAGGTTACTGGTACAGGACTTGCTGCAGGCTCCAAGGAGATGAATATCTCCGCTGGTGACCTAGGTGAGTGTCCAGTAGAGCGTGGTCTAGTTGCAGTTGGTCCTGGTACAGGTGACTGTGAGGCAGGATCAAGCATTGAGCGTATCTATGCTGCTTACCGTGCACTTTCTATCGAAAGCGTTACAGTATCTGCAAAGCGTGACGAGGCAACCATGTTTGAAGTTTCGTTCCGTCTGCTACCAAATAACGCAGGATCCTACGGTAAGATCGTAGACCGTGTTATTCCAGCTGTCTAATAACTAAATATCGTTGAGGCTGCCCTAACTTCGGTTGGGGCAGTTTCTTTTTTGGTATAATAGGCTAATGCCAACAACAGTGTATGAGTCTTCAATTATTAAATTAATAGATGGCACACCAGTATATATTACTCCGCTAAAGATTAAATATCTTAGACAGTTTATGGATGCCTTTGAGTTTGTCAAGACTGCTACTGACGATGATCAAGCAATTTTCTTTTTATCAGAATGCACCAGGATCTGTATGCAACAATACTATCCATCCATAAAAACAGTTTCTCAGCTTGAAGATAACATAGACTTAAAAACCATGTACAAGATACTGGATTTATCAGCAGGTATAAAGATTAATAACCCAGATAAAGATGTGAAGAATCAGGCAACAGAGGGGGGAACAACTTGGGAAACCCTTGACCTAGCTAAGCTTGAGGCTGAGGCTTTTTTGCTGGGAATCTGGAAAGACTATGAGGAGCTAGAGTCATCTTTATCAATGCAAGAGCTTATGGCAACCCTGGAGTCAAAGAGAGAAGAAGATTATAATCATAAAAAGTTTTTGGCAGCTATCCAGGGTGTTGATCTAGATAAGCAAACTGGTAAGGGTGGTCAAGATAAGTGGGAAGAGATGAAAGCAAGAGTGTTTAGTAAAGGTAGAGCAAAAGATGCAAACGATATAACAGCTCTACAAGGAATTAATGCTCAAAAAGCTGGTTTTGGTATTGGTTTGGGCTTAGATTATGAGGATTTAACTCAAAAATAATTAGCGGTTATGTTATAATTAATACGCCTTAATTTAAACCTTTATAGGGAGGAAACATATAACATGGCAACTACAGTTAATGAACAAAAGACAATTAAGCTATTTGATGGCACAGAGGTGGATATCCGTCCACTAAAGATTTCTTTGCTTCGTGCTTTTAATAAGAAGTTTGAGCAAATTCAGGCAGTCGCAGACGACAATGAAAAGTCTATGACACTGCTAATGGAGTGTGTACAGATTGCTATGCAACAGTACAATCCAGAGCTCGCTGGAGATATTAAGAAGCTAGAGGATAATCTAGATCTTCCAACAGTCTACAAGATTGTTGAAGAGGCATCTGGAAACTCAGCTCTTTTTAACTCTATGACGAATAGGTAAAAATATAGGAGGTGCCATGAATGGCTGATGTACGTACAGACATAATTATTGATGTTGATACGTCAGTCGGCATTGCAGAAATCAAAAACCTGCAAAGGCAGATTGCTCAGCTAAATTCACAGCTCCTACAGTCTGGTGCACAACAGGCACGAGCAGCTCAAAACATTCAGCGTAATTTAATAAATAATATTAATGCAACTGAACAGTTTTCTGCTCGTGTCAAAACCATTACTAGCACTACTGAGTCATTTACTCGTGCCCTGGAAACTAACAAGCTTTCGATGGGGCAGTACTTCAAGTATGCTGGTGCATCTACAAGAACATTTGGAAAACTCTTTAGAAATGAGTTTGACACAATTCAAAAAGTTGCAGAGTCTAGAGTAAAGACTCTCCAAACACAATATATCAAGCTAGGTCGTGACGCAAACGGTGCCCTAAAGGCAATTGCGGTACGACCTTTAGCTTTAGATATGGATAATCTTGCTACCAAGACAGCCTTAGCTGCTCAAAAGCAACAGCTATTTAATCAGCTAATCAAGCAGGGATCTACAAATCTTCTAAACTTTGGTAAGAATACCCAGTGGGCTGGTCGTCAGCTTATGGTTGGTTTCTCTGTTCCTTTAGCATACCTTGGAACAATCGCTTCTAAGACATTCATGAAGATGGAAGAGCAGGCTATTAGATTTAAGCGTGTTTATGGAGATACGTTTACTTCATCTGCTGAAACAGACAAGATGATCAAGCAGGTTCAGCAGCTAGCTAGCGAATTTACTAAGTATGGTGTCCAGGTTGAGAAGACCATGGAGATGGCAGCAAATGCTGCAGCAATGGGTAAGATGGGGGCAGACCTACTTGCACAAATTAATGAGGCAACTAGACTAGCCGTTCTTGGTGGGGTAGAGCAAGAGCAAGCACTAGAAACAACAATATCCCTAACAAATGCATTTGGAATATCTGCTGAAAAGCTGGCTGGTAAGATTAACTTCTTGAACGCAGTAGAAAACCAAACAGTTACTGCTATTGAAGACTTGACAATTGCTATTCCTAAAGCAGCCCCAGTTATTCAGCAACTTGGTGGAGACGTAGAAGACCTGGCCTTCTTCCTTACAGCTATGAAGGAAGGCGGAATTAATGCATCAGAGGGTGCTAACGCACTTAAGTCTGGTCTTGCATCACTTATTAATCCAACTGGTAAGGCAAATGAATTTTTACAGGGATTTGGAATTAACCTTAATGGCATTGTTGAGGCAAATAAGGGAAATGTTAAGGGGCTAGTTGTTGACTTTGCTAAAGCCCTAGATACACTAGATCCTTTAAATCGTGCACGTGCTATTGAGCAGCTGTTTGGTAAGTTCCAGTTCTCTCGTATATCAACACTATTCCAAAACGTAATTGACGAAGGAACTCAGGCAAACAGGGTTCTAAAACTTACTCAGGCCTCAAGTGAAGAGCTAGCAATTCTATCAGAGCGAGAATTAAAGCGTGTAGAAGATTCTCCAATGTACAAGTTCAAGAAGGCCGTAGAAGATCTTAAGGTTTCTCTGGTTCCACTTGGAGAGGCATTCCTAAAGGCAATTACACCACTTGTTGAATTTGCTAAGGGGTTCTTAGATAGATTTAATGAGATGGGCGATGGAGCAAAAAACTTTGCTGTTATTGCAACCACTGTTGTTGCAGGTATTGGTCCAGTTCTATTGATGACGTTTGGTCTTGTTGCTAATGGTGTAGCTAACCTAATCAAGATGTTCCAGTTTGTCGGAAAGACACTGTTTGGTGCTGGAAGAGCATCAATGGATCTTGGAACACAAACCGACTATATGACTCAGCAACAGCTAGAGGCAGCAGCTGTAGCCTCATCTCTTGACCAAAGACATGCAAAGCTAACTCAGACATTCTCGCTAGAAACAGCAGCTGTCAATAATCTTGCCACTGCTTATGGACGTGCAATAGTAAACCAGTCAAAGCTTCTTGGAATTAATCCAGAAACTGGTATGCCAATTGCTAAGGGTGCGAAGGTTCCAAAGCCAAAAAAGTATAATTCTGGAGTTCTTTCCGTACCAGGGCCGAAGGGTGCAGGAGATATTGTACCTGCAATGCTAGCTCCTGGAGAAGCAGTTATCCCAGCCAAGCAGTCTGCAAAGTATGCAGGATTGCTGCAGGGAATTATGAATGACTCAATCCCTGGATATCGTTTTGGATTAAATCCATTTGCATCTATGCTAAGTCGTTCTCGTGTTGCCGTTAGAACAAAGCAGGAAGACCTTGCAGCTATGCTATCAGCAGGAAAGAATGCCAGATACAAGAGCGCATTCGAGACTGGCACTGGTGCCGACTATCTAACAAAGTATGGCTTCCCAAATCCAAAACAAAAGCAGCTAAGATCCGAAATGGAAAATGCTGTGTTTGGTCTTGGACCAGATACTCTAGCTTCTGCAAGACCAACTTACGGTTACGCAAGAACTTCTCCAATTCAGGCACTGATCAATAAGCTATTTGGATTTAGGGGTAAGCAATATAATGCCGTTACTGCTGGTAAGCAAATTGGTGATACGCATAAGTCAAGCTATTGGACAAATCCAAAAACTGGGGAGTATGAGCAAAA